CACAGTGTTACCCAACCCGGTGTTGAAGTCGCCCGAGGCCCTTCCCGCTTCTCTCTTGAACTTGACGCCGCCGGCGGTCCTGCCCTGGTTAACCCGCTGCCGAGACAGCAGGCGCGCCAGAACCGGATCGTCGGAGAAGGCGGCGAGGTAACCGCCCTGCTCTTGCGCCAGTTGGTCAGCCGCCACATGAGACTCGAAGGACTTGGCATCGATCTCGAAGGCGACGGGATCCACAAACTGCTCCCATTTTCGGACTATGAGAGCAGCACGCCTGTCAGGTGACAAGCCCTTGCCAACGACACGGCTCAGCGGGACTCTCCATCTCCGTGTACCACGCAACCTGCCCCAGAGCCACTCCTCGAATGGCTTCAGATAACAAGCAAGGGCTAGGTTGTACACCGGAGAGCGACCACAAATCAAGCGAGGTTTCCAGACCTTGCCGCTTGGAGAGACTTTCTCGCGCTTAACGAAGGCTGCTATACGGGAGTCGGCGAAGGTGGGTCGTCCCCCCTCCAACAATAGCAACCGTGCGCGCTCGTACCGGTCCCGCAGTGGGCCCGAGTACCCCGCCACCACCGCATGGGGCTGCATCTTGACACCAGGATACCGGGAGGCGACGTCACGATAGCGGCGGAAGCCACGGAGGGCACCAGGGCCCAAAGGAACTATCGTGAGAGAAGCTAGCATCCTGCACTCAAGAGCGGCAACCTCATTATGCACGCAAGGGGCATGCACCAGGGGAGCCCACGCCTGGTCCCAGACCGGAACGTGAACCCGAAACATCCGCCCCGGCTTGACCTCGCAGGAGTAGTGCACACCGTCAGGTACGCGAAGAGAGGCTGAGGGAGCCAGGGGCCGCTGAGGCGACCACCCGACACAGACCCCCCTCGAAACGGCGCCACAACCCTAACCGCGTGGCCAGGCCACAGGACCCGCCAAGAGTGGCCGCGAGAACGGAAGCTCAAGCGCCGCGTCGTGTAGGCCCCTAGCCCACTTCCGAGCTGCAGACGTCAACCAGCGCCACCGCCCCCGCTCAAGGGAGAAGTGGCCGGACTTGACCGCAGACGAAGTCTGGGCAGCCCAACCGGCCGCGCGCGTCGTGAGTACCCTCACCGCCGCTTGCTCCTGGACCGATAGCAACGAGGCTACCGCGAGCGTCCCAGGCAAGACGATGGCTAGGTGCTCCCAAGGACAGTCCCGCTGACGGGCCCACTGCAAGGCGCGCGAACGCAAACCATGCAGCAGCTCAACGGTCC